GTGCACTCGCGGTACAGGGCCAGCGCCTTCTCGAAGTCGGCGACGGCGTAGGACATCAGCTCCGGGCCGATCTCCACGACAGCGGTGGCGTAGGGTGGCTGCTTTTCGATGAACAGAAAGCGGAAGCCAATCATCCGGCGCTTGAACGCAGACTCATAGCAGAGCCGGTAGAAGTATGCCTGGAGGTTGTAGCGGTAGGCGCGGATGGCCTTGAGGATGCCAGCGGGCGAGGCGTCCTCGGTGGTCTTGATGTCCCAGAGGTAGTCCTCGGTCACGCCGTCGATGGCGCACTTGAGTTGCACGTCATTGTAGTTAGTCGTAAACATGAACTCGGTCTTGAGGAACTTTACGTCGAGGCGCTTGAGGGCGAGTTTGGCGTGCGAGGCGATCAAGTGGCACTCGGCAGACTCCTCGTAAGAGACGACTGTCATACCAGGCTTGAGGGAGGCTTGGAACGCGGCAAAGATTTCTTTGCCCTCCTTAGTCCGGCGGTCGCACTCGGGGGCGGTGATGAACTTCTCGTTCAGCGCTTCGGGCTGGAGGACGGCGCAGTGAATGAGCGAGCCCATGCGGAGGGCCTTGGTCTCCTCGCGGTCCATGCGGATGTAGGCTTGGTAGTGGGCCGGGGACTTGAGCAGCTCTTTGGAGCCGCTGTAGTTAAGCGCCACGAGGCCGTCGTAGAGGACGCGGTGGGCGATGGGTTCGGGTTCGATGTGGAGCATGGTGTGGTGTGGTTTGGGTTCTGGGTTAGTGGAAATTATAGCGCGTCGTCGTCGGGGTTGACTTCCTCGACGCTGGCAGAGATGCGGCGGACGTCTTCGAGCGCCTTCTCGGCGGCGTTCTCCATCGTCTCAAGGGTGTTCCGCAGGACGCGCATCTGGACAACGACGATGTGGATGCGATCGTGCAGGGGTTTGACCAGGGCGGCTTCGTCTGCCGTTTCAATGTGATCGGCAAAGACTTGCAGTTCGGTGATGGCGGAGCGGTTAAGGTCGGAGAGCGTGATGATGTCGGCATCGTGCTGCTCGAAGCGGCTGGCGATATGCTGGACGGTCACGAGCGAGCCGGTGATGTTGTTGACGAGGCGCTTGATGTTTTCTCGGTTGGTCATCGGTTAAAGGTAAGTTCCTTTATCTCGCCCGAAGGGGCAAGTGTGAAAAAGCGGACCTGCGACCGGGCAAGCGACGGGTGCGTCTTGCGCTTCCACAGGCCAAGGTCGGAGAGAAAGTCGGCGTGCTTGCGGGCGGTCATTTCGACGTAGGGGTAGCCGTCAAGGAGCAGGAGTAAGGCGTACTGGCCTTGAACGGTGCGGGCGATGCGCTCGATACCCTTGGGGGTGTCAGCCATGGTTCCGGGCTTCCTGCCAGTCCTCGATGGCCTCGAGCAACTGATCAGCGTCGATGCGCTTGGCGTGCCGGACGCAGTACCAGAGCTCGTCACCGGCCTCGCGCATGGCCTCCAGGCGTTCCTCGAGCTGCTTGATGCGGGCGTCCTTAGCCGCGAGGAGGTTCGCTTGGTGCAGGGACTTAAACGCGTCTTCGATGGGGTCGCTCATTTGGTCAGGGGGCGAGGGGTGGGTGCTCCGCCAAGGATTGACTGCGAAGTGGGCGTAGGACGGAAGCCAGAGGCCACGGCGCCGTCATCGTCGAGGTCCACCGAGATAGAGCAAGCGGTCTGAATGGACTGCCGGCGGATGTAGGTAATGGCCCCACCGATTTGCTGGGCGGTCAGGCCGTCGGCCTTAACGAGCAAGGTGCCGAAGTCGAAGCGCTCCCCCGAGACGTGCAGGAAGGCCGTCGAGACGCCGACCTTGCCCTCCTGGCTGACGAGCGTCTGGATCAGCGCGAGGTCGTGCTCGAGCAGGACCGGCTTAATGGCATCGAGCAGCGCGTCGAGAGAGACGTACTTGGCCTTGAAGGCCGGGTTGATTTTGTTGGCCTTGACGTTGTCGAGGGCGGCGAGCGCGGCGACGAGCGAGGCGGTGGCATTAGCGTTGGGCGTGGTGGGTTTATTCATGGTGGGAATTATTTGGAGTCGGCGGCCTTGGTGACTTCACCGGCCTTGATGGTGGCCTCGATGTCAGCCAGGGACATCCGGGTGTAGCCAGGGACGAACAGGTTGTAGTACGTCACGTCGTTACGGATGGTCGGCGTAAGTAGCCGAGCGACCTTCTGATCGGGCAATACGATGTATGACGAGTCGGCGATGATGCGATACTCGGTCGGGAGTTTGGTGTCTTTCTTCATTAGGGGGGAGATTAGTTGATAACGCCGCGGGTGGCGGAGTCAAAGATGAGTAGGGCGTCGGCGTTCCAGAGCGTGACGGTCTGGGTCGGAAAGAGCTCTGAGGCGCGGGCCTTGAGTTTATTCTTCCACTGGGTCGAGGTCAGTTCGCCCTTGGTGCCACAGGTGTGCGTCTTCTGCCAGATCGCCGGACGGATGCGGTGGATTTTCCAACCCATCGCCACGGCGGCGCCGTAGAGGACGCCCGTGTTCCACATCAGTTTGCCGATAGCCGAGCCGGGGATGTTCTTGCCGGCAAAGAGCGGAGGCTCCTCAAGGTAGAGGCTAACGTCCTTGGCCTTGCAGCTGAGGTCGGCGAGGAGTTGGCAGACCTCGACATCAGACCCGGGCATCTTAGCGCACTCGACTGGATCACCGTCGAGCGACCAGACGATGCCACCGTTTACACCGGGGTCTATCGCTACGAGCAAGTGCATGGGCAAGACCCTTGTCACTTGTTCCGCTGAGACAAGTGGAAAAGGTTACCGACGCGGATGGCGTAATCGTTCAGGGCAAAGTTGCGGTCCACGGCGCCGGTCCAGCCTACGTTCCAGACCAGGGCTACTTGCTCGGGGGTGGGGTCGGCTTTACCGAGGCGCTTAAAGTTTGCCCTTATCCAGCGGAGGTGGGACGCGGCAATCATGTCCTGGGCGGTAGCGTCTCGCCACTTAGACCACTGAAAGTGATAGTGGCCCTCTGCCTCAAGCCGCTTGTTAGCGTCGTCCCACGCGGCCTTGCCGACCTGATACATCCCACGCTCGCCGGCCTTGCCGATGGCCTTGCGGTTCTGCCCGGACTCGACCATGGCGATGGACTCGAGGAGGGTGGCGTCCGAGGCCGCGGCGGCGTTGAAGCCGAGGAGCAGCAGGGCGACGACGGAGAAGGGGCGCATGGGCTTAATCATACCCTGCGGGGCACTTGTGATCCGGCGACCTCAAAGCCGTCGAGCTCGTACGAGAACTGGATGCCGACCCAGCCGCCGGCGGCGACGTAAGCCTGGAGCGATACCTTGACGGCGCCGTCTTCGTGCAGCGCCTCGTGGTAATGCGCCAGTATCTTCTTCATGTTAGCAGACGCGATGGCTGACTTCGGGCCGAGAATATCGCCGGTCAAAATCCGCTCATTGATTTCATAAATCTCAAGGAGCAAGTTCCGCATACCCTCGAGGTGCTCGAAGCTACTCATGCGGGTAGGCGTCGGGGGTGATGGCCCTGCCCTTGATGATGGCATCGTCCTGATCGCGGACGCGCTGCCGAAGCAGTCGGAGGTCGGCGGCTTGGTCTTCGATGATGCCGCGCTGGAGGTCGTGCAGGTCTTCAAGGCGGTCGGCGTATGCCTTCACGGCGTTGGCGCTCATGTGCAGGGTTCGGGCGTAAGACCAGGGAACGAGCCACCAGAAGGCGGGCATCTTGTTCGGTCGGATGATGGTCATGTATTTGTAGGGGCGGTGGGATGGGTCAGGCATAAGGTCAGCCAAGGTGGTAGGTTTTCTTGTTCGTCCACTTCATGCCGATCGCGTCAACCCACTTGAGGAAGGTCGACTTGTGCATCGCCATGGCCTCGGCGGCATCGTCCATCGTCTTATGCGCTTCGTTCAGCGCGTCGATGCGGGCGTAGTTATCGGTCAACCGAACGGCGAGGAGCGGCGTGACGAGGCGGGTGAGTTTGATCGGCAGGGCGTAGCCGGGCGGGTTGATGATACCGACGGACGAGGTGTTGGACTTGGTTCGCATGGGGAGATTAGTGCTGGTCGATGATTGTGAGG